TCGGTCATCGGCTCCGGCTCCGCGGGAGCTTCGGGCGGCAAGGCAATGCCACGCTCGCGGGCAAACGGCGTGGAGGCCAGCGCTGGCAGCGCATCAAGCTGCTGATCGGTGAATCCCTGAGCCGGAGCAGGGGATGCGGCAAGGCGGTCCATCAGCCCGGTGGTGATCTCCGGCTGTCCCTGCTGCGCTTCCAGCTCGGCGAGCTGCTCGTCGGTTAATCCGTCTAGCGAACTTGGTACCATCTTCCGTCAGCTCCTTTTTCGTAGGTTGTTCCTGCTACTGTTTTGCGCTGACGCGGGGCCGCGCTTTGGGCGGCCGGCGTTGATGGGGAATCTTGGGGTTGGATCTTGGCAGTGGCGCGCTCCTTGGCGGAACGCACGATGGATTGAAACTCATTGACGCCCTGCAGGAATGCCTCCTCGCTCTGCCGCGGATTCATCCGCGCCATCGCCTCGGTCGCCTTGCGTCCTTCCACCTCGGTGATCTGACCGCCGCCCTTGAGTGTTTCAAACGCCTGTAAGAATTGCTGTCCGCCGATCTGGTCAAGCAGCACTTGGAAGTCCGCCGGCGCCGTGCCGGGAACCTTCGGCAAGATGCTGCTTTTGCCCGTGGCGTATTGCCGCCCAGGGTGCGTTTTGGTCTTTTCCAGCAAGTCATCCATGTAGGACGCCGTCTCAAAGGTCTTGCGCATCGCCTTCATGCGGTTTTCCTCCAGCACATCCGCCTCAGTCTTCAGCTTGCGCGTCTGCTCTTGGCGGACCGGATCGGCCTGCATGATGGCCACCCTGCGGTCTTGCTCCATGCGCGACTTTTGCTGGCTAAGGATAAACTCGGCAGCGCCTTGGGGAGTAAACTGAATGCCGCGCTTGATCGCGCGAAGGAGTTCCTTCTGCTCGTCGGGCAGCGCATCGAAATCTTCGGGGCTTTGCACGCGCAGCGAACCGAAGTCAAAAGACATCCCGGTCGCTGGGACTTCCATCACTGCCGTGTCGTTGAGGATCTCCTCTGGGGCAGACAGATCGTCCTCGTAGGCGGGAACGCCGTTCATGTCGGTCACGCCAGCCTCGAGCTGGGCAAGCGACATGCCGTTGTCCATAGCCGGGAGAGGCTCCTCGTCTTGGTAGTATGGAGGTTGTAGGTTGCGTGGAGGCATATTAGCGGTCTTTGACGTAGTTGAGATTCACGTTTGGCGGGACGCCCATAGTTCCTTGGCCAGCGGCAACTCTGCCTTGTGCGGCAGCGGCTTCGCGCACCCTGGGCATCGCAGCAGTCAGCGACTGCTGGTTTTCCCGAATCCCAGCATTCCGATTGGCCATGTACATATTACTGATCTGCCCAAGCGAAGAAAACAGCGTGCTGCCGAATCGCGCCCTGTCGCGGTCAGACTCAAGGCTGTTCCACTGCTCAAGCATGGAGTCGCCGTCTTTGCCGAATGCTGGCGCCACGATCTTCATCAGATTGCCGTAGATCTTGGAGTCGCTCTTGTCCTGCTCCTTTTGGGCGTACGAGCTGACGATGGTATCAAGAAAGCTGCCGCCCTCTTCGTTCGCGCCCTGCATGGCCATCGCCGCACCGGCGGGACCGCCTGTGGCGAATCCGATGGCCGCGGACGCCGCCTTCTTGACGCCGGAGCCGATGTTCTTGCCGAGGTCGTTGTAAATTTGCGCCTGCGTGGCGGCTGTTTGGGTCATGCTGTCAGCGAGGATTTGTCCGCTCTGATCATAGACGCCGGGATTGTAGCTAAACATTTGTTGTTCTCCTTGGTTGGTCAGGCGGCTTTGGCCTGGGATAGTTGTTCTGCGATGGCCGCGCCGATCACGGCGGGCTTGATGGTCAGGCGCTTCTTGCCTTTGTGGTCCACCTCTTCAACGGCTTCGGGCAGCACCTTCTTCACGTCCTGCGCCATGAATCCGACATGCTTCTCCTTGTCGCCCTTGTAGCGGAATTCGTAGGCGGTCAGCCCCAGGACGTTGCCAGCCTTGCCGACCGGCTTGATGTCAGCCTTCATGCGCTTGTCTGAGAAGATCGAGCTGCCGATCTGGCCAAACATGCCCATCATCCCGGCTTGGCGCATCGCGCCTGCCTGCAGGTTGGCTCCTTGGATCGCCGCGTTGTTGTTCTGCCAAGAGTTATACATATTGCCTTGGAGATTGCGGTTGAACGTCTCGACATTTCCGGCAGTTTGCAGCGAGTTATTGAACGCATTGCTTGCCATGTTGGTTGAGCGATCCAGCGTGGCGCCTCCAAGTTGGAACGCCGCATTCAGCCCCTGACGATACGGGTCCATGTCGCCATAAGCACCGGCCAGACCGATGCGCCGCTGACGGCGGGCGAGGTCAATCTGGTTGGCACCGAGAGCGAACTGACGGCGTTGGTCGAGACGCTGCTGCGACATGGCATCGCGGTTAAGGATCTCAGCGGCAGACGATCCGGCGCTGGTGCCGAGACCGCGAGCAGCAAAGGCCGCGCGTGCCGACTGCTGGGCGGCGCGCTCCTGCTCCGGCGAGAGCGACCGGCCGAGGGCCAGCTCCTCCTGCGCTTGGCGCTGGAGTTCTGCCTCGATCTGGTTGGGCGCGCTGGCCGCGTCTAGTTCGCTGCCGATGACGCCGCGCGCACGCTTGAAGTAATCATTGTCCAACCGGCGGGCCATCTCATCGGCCGTGCCGAATTGCAGATTGGTCATCTGCGGGTAGAGGCCAAGGGCGGCCTCCATCTGGTCGCCGAGCATTAGCTTGCCGTATTTGCGGGCAGCACTATACATCGCCTCGTAGTCAATCGGCGCAGGGGCTGCCGGTGCTGGCATATTGTATGTAGTTCCGCCACTGTTTCCTCCAAAGATATCTCCCATATTATTTCCTCCTCGTTGCTTTAGTTAATTTATCCCAGTCGTAAACCCTCACGCGGTCGTCCTTGCTCCCGCGAAACCAAGAAACCCAAGGCCGCGGATGCGGGAACACGCGCATAAACTCCCCGCAAGCATTTGCGTGGCCAGCAGAAGCAGCCAGAGTGACGTGCCAACAGTTGCTTGGGCCTTGTTCAAAGTGTTGCTCCTCCGCATTCCACCGCACAGCGCGAGCCAGCATGAAGCATTCCGGCGAGTTCCACACATAGCCCGCCGACAGATGCTCGCCGACTGCTTCCCAGAAGTCTTGCGTGCTGTGGTTGTCCCACCAGTGTTTTGCGCGTTGCCATGGCAGCATTCTTAGCCTTCATACATGATGTTGACCGATCCGGCGTCGAAGGTGTCTCCGCTGACGGTGGTGATTCGGACGCGGTCGAGGGTTGCGGAGAGGGTTTTACTTGACCCACCAATGCAGCCGCTTTCTGTTCCGCCAGAAGCCCCAAGAGTCAGAGATCCGGCCCATGTATTGCCGGTAAGGTTTGTCCATACTATGTGACCGCTATAAGTTGCAGATGCTGTAGTATTGTTTGCACCCAATCCTGTCGTGTAACTAACTGCGGATATGGCGCCTACTCCGTATCGTGCGCCGCCGCCTGAATAGTTCGTTGTCTCAAAGCCGCCAGAATCGCCGAGTTGAATCAAAAACGATGAGGAGCCACTTAAAGAAACGCCATCAAACATCACCGTAATCCGCCTCGCCCAAGACGGAATGCTTTCAAAATCCAACACTGTATTTGATGAAGACCCGTTCCAGTTGAAGGCTTTTGCCGTGGCAAGCGTGAGGGGTTGCGACAGCTTGGCCGGTGTGACGGCCGCGTTGGCAATGCCCGCCGTGACCACGGTGCCGAAGCCAACGGCAGTCCCGCTGCGGCGGAACACTTCTCCGTCGTTGGCGGCGGCGATGTCGGCGGGGGCGCCAGCACTGTCGGCGCTTCGGCCAATGACCGAAAGTGCAGCAGAGTGACGCAGTTTGCTATTGGTCACGCCGGTCGTGGTCGATGTGGCGTCCAAAATCTTCGCCGTGGTCACTTCATTGTCTGCGACCACCACGGTCGGCGCGGCGGCACTGTTGAGTTTCGCGGGAGTGACGGTTTCGCCACTGACCCAATTATATCCTGCACTTACGTTTGCCATGATTGTTCTCCTTAGTTGTTATGCTGCATTGCGCGTCTCCGTAGGCGTCATGCTTTGGAGGGCCGCCTCGATGCTGACGTTGCGGATCTCGGGGCGCTCGGCGGTGGTCTCGAAGATGAGTTCGGCGGCGTGGGCTTTGCGGCGGATGGGCTGCTTGAGCGTGTAGTCTTCGGCGAGGCCGCTGTCGTTGGTTTGTCCCGGCACCAAGGTGATCTCGGCGTCGGGGTTGATAAGATTGGCTTTGACCACAATGCTGCCGTCATCCGGCAGGACCACATCGGCGAGGCTGCGGACGAATCGCTTGCTGCTCATCGTTCCCATGTTGTAGCGGCGGGTGACGATGCGGCCGGGGACCGGCGTAATGACATCGGCCTGCACGTCGGGCGACTGGTCGCCTTCCTCGATCTCATCAAGTAGCATGAGGCGACCGGCCTTGTTGGAGACAAAGAGGCGGCGCTCGTTGGCGCGGGTGGCGACCACAAAGTCATCCACGCCGAAGCCGTAGATGTCGCGTGTTTCCCACTGGTCATTCAGCGCATTGTAGAGGAAGACGCCGTTGTTGTTGTCGGCACCGGCTAGAGGGACGGCGAGGTAGTAGCGGTTGCTATACCAGAGGCCGACCGAGTTCTTGAGGAGTGTCGCGTTGAGGTCGTCGAGCTGGTTGGCGATGGGATCGCTGAGAGGCTTGGTGTCGCCGCGCAACTTCAAGTCAAGGCGGCTGTCCAAGCGGTAGACACCGGAGTCGCTAAGGAAATAGACAAACTGCCCCGCCGTGGCGATGGAGCGGCGGGCCGCGCAGCCGACCTCATCGGTGAGGAGCGTGAGCTTACTGAGAGCGGTGTCGATGGCCGTGCTGGCGCCGTCTGTGCTGGCAAATTGGTTGACCTCCGCGAGCCAGATGGACTTTCTACAAAAGACGAGGAAGCTGTTCTCCACCCACGGATGGACCGCAACGACGAAGTCATTGCTGCCCGCACCGGCGCGGAAGGACTGCCAGTAGGGATCGTAGGTATTGGCGTCCAGAATATCGCTGATAAGCACGTTGTTCTTACCGTCAGGCAGGACGAGGCGGTTGTTGACGTAGGTGCCCCAAGGGGTTGAGCGCATGGTCTTGTAGGTGGCCGAGAGTCCGGTCGGCACGCCTGCGGGACTGCGGACAAAAGCGGTCGTGACGCCGTCCCAATAAAGCGGCGCCTTCACGCGGCGGATGGTGCGGCCGCTGGTTGTGGCGTCGGTCGCGGTGCCGCTCGGCACAGTGATCGTGAAAGAGTTCGTTGAGGACGTGGCGATGTCATACTCTACGCCGTCGAAGGCCGCGACATTGCTCCCCTCGATGCGCACGCGGGCACCGGCGGGGAAGCCGTGGCCGGTCAGATTGACGGTCGCCGTAGTGGACGCGACCGTGATGCCGCCGGTCGTCACGTTCTTGATCACCCAGCCCGGACGCGAGGCATCGGCTTCGCGGAAGAGATAGAGGCGGTCGTTGGCCTGCACCATGGAAACCGTGTCAGTCGGCTCGATGACCTCGTCCGGTGAGGTCGGGTAGGCAAGCTCCTGCGGGAGCACGCTGATGACGATGGTGTCGCCGTTCTCGTCTACGATTTCCTCTCCGGTGTCAGTGACCAGAAAGCCGCCCGCCCAGACACCGGCGAAGGATTGGTTGTCGTCCAAGAGGATGGTGTAAGCACGGTCGCCGCCTGAGAGCACGACGATCTCGGCGGACTGCACTTGGTCCGGTGAGCGGTAGACGGACGCCGCAAAGATGCCGCCGCTGTAGACGCTCTGCACGACCGGCGCGTTGGGCGCAGGGTTGAGCACAAAGGGGACCGTGAGCGGCGAGCTGGCCACGCTGATGGCATCCGCCATCCGTTTCGCGCCCTTGCGCGTTACCGCAACCCCACGATCCAGCCGCATGTTCTCCGATAGCTGGAGCATGCCAGCAGGCAGCGTAACCGGATTGATGCGGCTGGCATAACCAGCGAATCCGGCGTCACCGTCGCGGAGGATGGGGCTTTCGAGGGACATTTAGATGTTAGCCCTCATACATGATGTTGACCTCACCGGCGTCGAAGGTGTCGGTGCCGTTGACGGTGGTTAAGCGGACGCGGTCGAGGGTGGCGGAAAGGGTTTTCCCGCCGCCGCCGCTAAAATCTGTTGTTGTTCCGAGATTTACAGAGTGCGTAGAAACCCAATTGTTGCCACTCACCTTCAATATCTCCATGGTTCCGTATGCCACTCGCGCCGCATTTGCCAACCGAACAACAAACCCCGCCGTGCTGTTTGATGCCAACCCCGATCCTGACACATAACCAGTGTTTTCTATTCCGCCAGAATCACCAATCTGCACAAGTATGTCGCTGGCTCCATTTAGAGAAACGCCACTAAACATCACCGTAATCCGCTTCACCCATGACGGAATGCCGGTGAAGTCGATGCTGGTGCCGCTGGTGGTGGCTTGGGCGGTGGCCAGCGTAAGCGGCTGAGTCAGCATCGTCGGCGTCACCTTGGCGCTGCCAATAGCCGTCACACCAGCATTGCTGATCGTCACGTCGCCAGTCACGGCAACCTTGGTCGCCACGTTGCTGCCGTTGCCGACGAGGATATTGGCGCTGTCCAGTGCGGCGAGCTTGCTGAAGGCGATGGCAGCCGCCGCATCAATGTCCGCATTGACCAGTCCGCCGCGCACGACGGAGGCGGCGACACGCTTGGTCAGTCCGCTCTGCTCGATGACGAACTCGTCGGCGTTGCTGAGAGTTGTTGCTTGGGTAAGTTGTCCGATTGTTTTGGCCATATTAGGAAGTGGTTAGTGACTTGTGACTTGTGACGAGTTAGGAAATTTCTTTGCGGCTGGTCAGGACGTAGCTGACGGTTTTGGCGTTGTTGCGCTTCATTTCGGATTCGACCAGGGAGATGAAGGATTGCCATTGGCTGCCCGCTTGGCCGGGGCGACCAGGGAGCGTTTGACAGCCTTCGGATTCGGTGCGCAGTGGGTTGTTGCCGCCGGCATGGATGTTGATGCCGAAGTAGCCGGTCTCTTTGTCTTCCCCGCGAAGCACTGTCACCGGACCCGCCTGGACGAGCGCCTTGTAGGGATTGCCGCGCCTGATGCCGTGCTTGCCGAGTTTGTAGCGGTAGACTCCCGGAGCAAGCTGCGCCATTTGCTTGCCGGCCTTGGCGTTGTAGCCGAGGCGGGACGGATCGACGTTGGCATTCCACGCCGCATGCACATTCGGGCTGACCAAAATGATGGCATCATCGAAACGGTTAAGATCGTTCTTTCCGACCGCCCCGATCGTGTCGCGGAAGTATCCTCTGATGCCGACGAGGCAGACGGGATCGCTCACCTTGAGAGCAGCGAGCTGCTTCAAGGTGTCTGCGCGTTTTTGCTGTGGTCGGTTTTTCGGGATCATGGGCGAGGAGTTGGCAGTTGGCAGTCGTCAGTTGGCAGTTACTTGGACGGCTCCTTCACCGTTTTGGCGTCGAAGGTGACGGTGGCCTGCTGCTTAATGAAGTCGTAGCCCACCGTTACGCACCCAGCCGCAAGAGCAGCCCAAGACGCGGCGAGGATCGCAACTGCAATGAGTTTTGTGGCGCGGGCGGACATGGTTTCAGAGCCGGGCGGTGTTGTCTTTGGCGACGATGAGGCCCCAGCCGGCGGTGATGGCGGCGAGGTGCATTGCCAGGTCGCCGACGGGCGTGCCTTCGAGGACGCTCTTCACCACGGTCAAAGCCGAGATGAGGATGGTGATGACTCCGAGGATGGTCGTTTTGATATTACGCATGGTTTTG